GCTCGTCTGTAACCGCCTCGAATAACCAGCGGTTATCCTTTGAATCTGCAAAGGTGGTAGCACTGTAATTAGCAGTCGAATAAAATTCAAACCTTGCCTGTTTGGAGAAAATACCCCATTTAGTTTTCCCGTTATTGATAGTAGAAATAACCAGCGGTGAACCGGTTGGGATAAGCGTGTGAACGTTTGGGGTAGCGGAATCGTCAATAAGGTTTTCTGTGTCATAGATATTGACAGTAATATCCTGATCGTTTTGCGCTGTTCGCCAACTTGCTCTATATATTGTACCGTACTGACTCACCTTAACCTCGTTTGCTGTGAATTTGCACTCGCTAATACCCCGACCAATGAATTGCCGGAAATCCTGAATACTACATTGCCGCCCATGCCACCAGATACACCAGATAACCTGTGGTTAGGTACTATTGACCCCGGCATATTAGGAACGAATAACTCCGGCCCTCTTTCACCTACTATGTAAGATTTGCCACCCGCAACCGGGCCACCTTCAGCCCTGAATCCGCCAAATCCTTTTGATAATGCTGATTTAAGAGCAGCACCAGCCGCAACTAATCCTGCACCGGCAGCGATAGCCAGGAACGGGTTAGCGAACAGGCTTGCAAGTGCCTTTTTAGCCAGTACAGCGGCAACCCCGATAGAGATAATCTGTTCACCCATTGCCTGTAAAGCCCCGCCCAATGCAGCCGCAAAGCCCCTAAAAGCGTCTGAAATATCGCCACCAGCCAAAGCTTCACCGATACCAGCAGCAATAGCAGAAAACGATCCTGCAAAAGCGTTCTGGATGCCGTTATTAAAAGCGTCTGCTGTGCTTTGCGCTAGCTTTTCTGCATCGGTTTTTGCCTTTGGTGCTAATGCGCTTAATAATGAAAAATCAGTAGTTATTGGCTTAGAAAAATAGTCGGATAGTTCAGTTGTAAAATAATCGCCAAAGCTGTTTGCCTGAAACTCTGCTGGACCAGAAAGGTCTATATCGAATACAGCCTTTAATGGCTTTATCTCCAACACCTCCGGCCTTACTACTGCTTTAGGAACTGATCTAGGCTTTAGAAGATTGTTGAATGTTACACCTAACGCTTTTGCGGTTTCGTTTAATATTCTTATTCCCTGTTGCGCTTCATCAACCTGTCTAACAAGCTGGTTTTTTGAACCACCTGCTATTGTAAACTCTTTAAGGTCTAATAAAGGTTTCTGCTTTTTAAGCAGTTCCAACCTTTGCTGAACCTGTGCGTTCAGTAGTTTTTGAACCTCAATATTCTTTTTATCAAACAGGAATTGAGATAGCGCATTGTTTACGATGTTATCGGTTAAAACCTGAACATCTGAACTTGTGCCAACTAATACAGATCTTAATTCAGTCAGGTTGCTAGCATGTGATAAAACCGCTGATGATGCTTTGTCAAGAGCGTTTTTAAAGTCCTCCTGCTTTTGCCTCGCCTCCTCTGTTTTCTTTGTTAATGCGTCCGTGTCTTCGGCAGACTTTTTAGAGTTGCCGGAAAAGATTGCAAGGGCTGTAACACCTATTGAAAGTAAGGCAGGAAGTGAAATAAGGTTAGCCGCTAACGACTTTACAATAGTTCCGAAAGATGCACCTGATTCCCTTGCCTTTTTTAACGCATCGGTAAATATTGGTAAGTTGTTGGATATACCTATTAAACCGGTCTGGAATGAAAACGCGAAAGCCGGTGCCTCCCTTAATATCTGGTTGAACGCAAAGCCAGCGTTACCAGCGGATTTAAAAGTCCTTTCTGTTTTCTGTAAAGCGTTAGCGACCTGGGTAGTTGTTTGGGCAACCCCTTTAGCTTCTACACTAACTACCGCACTAAGTATATTACCCGCCATCCTTTAACCAATTCCTTTTATAGTCCTCAATAATATCGTACTCACTAGGCGTTTGTTCTTCATCGAAAGGCAGCGGCATTGTTCCGCTTATTTCTACCGGATTTTGAACTAAAGAGCAGTGAACCAGATTGAATCCATTGCGGAAAAACCGCCATTCATCAACCTTGCCACGATAGGATATCAAAGCCTCGTCAATAGTCAGATCGTAAAAATCAAGAGGGCTAACACCTGAACAGCAGACGATCCGCATCAGGTCGTTAAACTCTATATCTGATTTTTTTTTTCTGCTTCACCTTTATCCTCACTGGCAGCGTGTTTTTGAAGGTTGGTAAAGTTTTCACTCTCTAAACCTCCTAGCTGCTCAATCCAATCGCAGCAGTCAATATCAGTATAGGTAAAAGGTTTCTTTTCCTTCCTGCATGAATACTCAACAGCGCAAAGGATCAGCAGCGTAACATCATCAAATGTTACATTCGCCTCTGACATGGCTTCAGCCAACTTTGAAAGCGTTAAGCCTTTCCTATCACAGAAACGCTTAACACTCCAAAGCGCATACTGACCCTTAACAACTTCACCTGAATCCGTAGTTATTTCAAACTCCTTTCTAGGGAGTAAATTCAATACTGCCATAAAAATGGTTGTGTTTTATTATGCTGTAATATCCAGCGTTCCGGTACCCTTAAAAGTGAAAGAGAAATTAATCAGACTACCTACTGAGTTGGTCACACTAAAATTTGTAATGTAACCGGCTCCCTGATAGTACAAATCACCGCCTGCACCGCCTCCGCTTGTTGGGTAAGTAAGTTTGATTAAAAGCTGTGTCTGAGCGGTTGCCCATCCTGCTACATCTTCCAGACCAAATTCACCTGATGCCGGGGTAGTGTTTAATACTCCCTCGAAGTCTGCGCTCCATTTGTTTGAACCCAACCCGATAAGGGTGCCGCAATCCGTTTCCTCCTCTGTTGTGCTTGTCTCATGGTTGAAAGTCCAACCCTTCTTACACACTCCAAATTCGTAAGTAGTGCCTGAATCTGCGGACAGATAGAACGGAACCAGGTTACTTTGCAAAGTTGTTACTGCCATTTTATTCTATTTTTTACGTTGTTTGAACTATTGTTACTACTATGTTGATTATCTTTCTTAATACGCTTTGGGTTGGTGTGATCTGCAATACCTGAGTTAAAGCGTTTTCCCTTTGTACGTTCTGAATCAAAAACCCTGATGGGTTGGCAAGTCCGGTTGTACTCATTGATGGCCTGAGTAATTGGTAAATCTGATCACTCACATCATCAATAATATCTTTACTTACAGATGTTCCTGTTTTCGCCACCACTTCAATCGCAATGGATGACCGGGTAATAAAACAATCGCTTGTTTCATCAAACACCTCCTGCTGTGTGCTAAGAAGTACGTAAATATCATCGGTATCGTTTAACTCATCATAAACATTCACCGGGTTGGTATCATAAGTCAATGCACCATCCAGCAGGTTAAAAACTGCGTGCCTGAGTGGTTTCATTGTGTCTTTAAATGCCATTATTGCGGTGTGTTTAGGTATTGTTTAACCCTCGCTAAAAACTCTTTTTCTACCAGTGGTTTTTGGATAAAGAAGAAAGGTTTAGGAAATCTGCCCACTACCTTTTTAACCCCTTTAAACTGTAAAGCATATTCAGCCAAACCAGCCGGAACCTGCACCCTTGTACCTGTTCCCCATTCTACATAAGGGGAATAGAACTGGTTGCTGGTTACTACTGCTGAAAACACACCGGTTGACTTGCTTGTGATCTGCCCCCTCAAAAAACCGTTATCAACGGGAGCGGATCGCTTCGCCCTTTGTTCCCAATCCAGAGCAGCGTCACGAACATAAGCCCCAACAACCTTTTCCATATTCTTTGGCAGGTTGTTCAGCTTAGCCCTGAACTCATTAAATCCAATCGTCCTTACGCTCAATTTGTCTGCTCGTTTAATGTGATCCTGTAATAAAACCGCTTCTCCCCCATCTTCTCCCAGCTATCAATCGTAAATGTTCTGCTGTCATATTCAACCTTCAGCGATTGGGATAAATTGGTTTCCAGTTCTGTTTGAAACCTTACTATCAACTCCCATTGCCTGTTCTGAACCAGTGTGCCAAAATCTAAAGCCCTGTTTCCGGACTTCAACCGCATACTTCCCCTTGTGGTCAGTAGCGTTGAATAACTATCCTTCTTACCCGCTCCTAGTGTTGTAGGGGTATTCTCTTTGAACACAATCACTTTATTTAACTGCCCTACGTCCATGAATAATCTTTATATCCGTCTGCCAGGTTTGCCGCCATCTGACAAAGCCCAGGTTTAATCTCATTACCCCTGTTTTCATACAGGTAGGCGATCTGACACACAATAGCGTGTTTCAGGTCTGCCGGTACTGTTGTGTAACCGGCGGTGTATTCTATTTTAAACCTGCCAGATAAAAACGGTGTAAATGTTTTCTTTGCTTCCCCATCTGTATCGTAATCGGTAACGGTTAATGCCTCATAAGTATCTATATCAGTCTTATAAGTAACGGCATCAACACTGGCCACCGGCTGGTAAGGAATTAAAACCTCTTCGTTTTCGTTGAGATCAACCGTCCATATTTTTTCCTGACTACCTATTGCGATGTTGCAGTGTTTTTCAATCATCTTCCTGCACTTACCTATTAAAGCAGTCAGGTAGGTATCATCATCGCTGTGGGTGATATATAAATGAGCCTTAACATCTGATAATGATACCAGAGCCGTTTCGCTACTTACATCCGTTACTATTTTAATATCGTACATCACAACCAGTATTTTCTTTTTACCCTAACTCTTTTTACATTCCTGCTTTTCAGTACACCGGCATATTGAACCGTAGCCTGAAAACTTGTTACCTCGGGTGCTATTGATTTATTGATTCTGAAACCGGTGTTATTACCAGTTAATACAAATGATCCTGCACCGGCCACAATAGGTACCACCCTGTAAGCACTTGCCGAAATAGCCGTACTATAACTACCGGTAACCGCTGAAACGCTCCGGTTTTGCCTTAGTCCTGCATCTATACC